CTGGTTTTAGGTGCTCCAACGGGAGCATTTATGATCAGCAAACTTACGGCCAAGGCGGATACGAGTTGATTTGTGGAGATGAGATGTACGATGAACTGCTGCCCCGGTCCGACAAACGGACACGTAACTGCAGGCACCGTAGTATTAACTGGCGTGGTTACATGATTGACCATTTATATGGCAATCGTAACAACCCAACGACTTACTACGTCCTGTATGAAAACAGAACGGTAAGCCCCTACTCTCTTCCCCACTTAGCCTATCTCCTAAGTCCCGATTGGTCAGATACATCGATCATCGGTGATATGGAGGCGTTTAACTCTCGAGCGTATGAGGCGATGTTGCCCTCACTAGAGCAGGACGTTAGTTTAACCAACTTCCTACTTGAGCTCGGAGATCTCAAAGACATCATTTCCCTATTTTCTCGTACAGCTTCAGTGTTGAAAAAGCTGTCCGAGGGCCATCTAACATGGTCGTTTGGTATTGCCCCCTTTGTGGGTGATATCCAAAAAGTCTGGTCCTCTTTAGTTAATTATGAGAGGATAATACAAGACTTTCTAGATAGGGCAAAAGTACCTCAAAAGCGGTATTACCGCGAATTCGACGATTTAAGTGACCCTTCTGAGGCCTGGGTAGTCGGAACTTATACCGACGTCCGTAAGCCTTATGTATTGAAGGTCACAAGGCACGCAACTATGTCCTATACTTATGACGTAAGTGATATTATCACTTTGCGCGACAAGCTAAGGGCTATGCGTGACATCCTTGGACTACGTCTGACACCATCGGTGATTTGGGAAGCAATTCCCTTCTCCTTTGTTGTCGACTGGTTCTTAAATGTCGGGGACTTCTTGAAAAGCCGTGAAAACGCCTTGATAGAACCGAATGTCTTAATTACTGATTATTCGGTCTCCGTAAAAGTCGAAACCTCTGGTACGTGGGACTGGCGAGCGCCAGAACCATGTAACACCGCCGTAAATTTTGCAGAAAGATTTGCAGATTACAACGGCAAATTGTACTGGAGGAAACGTTGCCTCCCGAATACCTCGGGAAACCCTCTCACGTTGAGCCTTCCTGGCTCTAACCAACTGGCGTTAGCTTTCTCACTTGTTAATGTGAGTAGAAAATAGCTAAGCTATAATCTTAATTGAGGTACAGCCATGTCCTTGACGATGACCGACGACACACCAACCAATTCTACATACAAAGTAATCTCACAGAAAACTGGCGAGATTATTTTCCGTGACTCTGCTAGTACGCTTGATGAACCGCGTACCTTTAGAGTTTCGCATCAGTCACCTTCCGACCCGAACGGGGTCGATCGTCATCTGGCCCAAATGGTCCGGTCTGACGATAATGCTGATGGTATGCCTCAAGTGGGAAGCGTCCACATTGTGGTCGCACAACCGCGAGAGGGAGTCGCCCAAGCTGACCTTCTCCTTGAATGGGAGAAGCTACGCAATTGGGTCGACGCTAATTGGGCGGATTTTGCGCAAGGCGGTTTTCTGCCTGAACCCTAACGGGGCGCATCCGGCGCCAGCATTGGTTATACGTGCTGGCGTATGGTTATCGTTTTTGGGATGAGGCTGGCTGGAGGAAACTATCAATGTTGACTAGAGACCTGAAAAGCCAGAAGAGCTTTATGCTCGACCTCGTAAGTGGACTCATGAAAGACATCCACGTACATCACCAGTTGCACCCTCGAGAACTTGACCGTGATTTAGCTACGATCAAGCTCAGGACCGAGGCCGAAGGCCTCAGTTTTCTCACCAAAACTCTGCCAAATATCGCTAAGTCACTAGACGAAGCGCTGTTAGCAGGCCAGATCAATCCACCTACGTCTGTAAAAAGGCGCAAGGGGACGAAGCTCCCACGGTTGTTCTATGGGTTATTCAATCTGGTTTTTGATGAGGACGGTGTACTGCGGGGCGACCTTTGTACAACTGCCCTTAAAGATCTAAGGCAGCTCGGTTACATGTTTTACAAGTACCAGTTGCCGTACAAGGAATGTCTGGTGGAACGTCTTTTCAGCGATTTTGTCCAGGTCGATAAGGACATTCGGCCACAATGTGACGACGCTGAGGAGATGGGCTTATTCTATTATGCCAATAAGGTGATCAATGCAATTTTTAAAGATTTTAGCATGGATACACTCAGGCCTAAGAATGGTCCTGGAGCTGTGGCAAATCAAATCTCGCCTTGGCGCAGGTTTGAAGCGACGAAGTACTACCCTACTTTGGATAGTCTCGTTAGCTATTATAATATGTTCTATTATAATAGCCGCCATCTCTTCGACAAGTTTGATGGATACTTCAATCTGGAGTACGAGTTTCATGGGACTGCAAAAGCTTTAGCAGTTCCGAAAGATTCCCGTGGACCACGATTCATATCGGCTGAAGGGTCTGAACATATGACCTACCAGCAGGCGTTGAAGAACGTCTTGGTACCCTGGATTGAGACTCACCCATTAACCGCAGGTAGAGTGAATTTTACTTCACAAGACGTTAATAGGCTATTGGCCCTGCTATCTTCAAAGTCAGGCGAATTTTCTACGCTTGATCTCGAAAAAGCTTCGGACCTTGTTGCCTTGCGTCATGTTGAACTGCAATTTGAGGGAACCGTACTGCTCGA